GCGCGCCGCGTTCCGGCGGAGGATTACGCCGTCCGTGTGGACGCGGCGGAGCGGCTGGAAGCCTGCATGGAGCGGGTCAAGGCATATAAGGCAGAGCTCGGTATCCCGCTTTCCGACGAGGACCGGCACGAGACGGGAATGCTCGGCGAGGATTACACGCCCATCACCACGACCATCGGCGCACCGGACGCCAAGCGCACCACAGCGGACCCCGATATGGCGGCGCTGTGCGTGCAGCTTTTGGAAGAAGCGGGCGTCAAGGCGGGCGATGCGGTGGGCGCGGGCTTTTCCGGTTCGTTTCCCGCGATGGACCTTGCGGTGCTGTGCGCCTGTGCGGCGATGGATGTCAAGGTCATCTACATTGCCTCGGCAGGCGCCTCGACCTACGGGGCCAATCAGGTCGATCTGACGTTTCCTGATATGGTGTTGCACCTTGTGGAGGAGGGATATCTTCCGCAGGCGCCCGCGGCGTTCAGCCTCGGCGGCGATTTTGACTGCGGAGAGGAGATGTTCCCCGAGGAGTGCGAGATCGTTCGCACCCGGCTGGAGGAGAGCGGTATTCCCTTCCTGCATGAGCGGGATTATCAGAAAAATCTTGCCCTGCGTGAGGAGATCTACCGGGAGCAGGGTCCCATCGTCTGCTTTGTCGGCGTGGGTGGGAATATTACGACGACAGGACTTGACGGCGACCGCATGAGCTGGGGCGTGACCGCACCGGGGCGCGTCAAGGCGCTCAGCGAAAAGAGCGGTCTTCTCGAGCGCTACAACGAGGACGGCCTGCCGGTCATTTACCTCTTGAACATCAAGCGGCTCGTTGCGGCGTATGGACTGCCCTACGATCCGCAGGAGCTTTCGCCCATCGGTGAGAGCGCGGTGTACTATGAAACGGTCTATCGCTGGCCGCTCACGCTCGTCGGTGCGGCCGCGGCGGCCGGCTCCTGAGCCGGCGCCGTCACGGCCAGCAAGGCCATCGCGAGCATGAATGTCAACCTCTTGGCGGTCATAAAAAATAGCAGTTTCACGTGTATCTATAGAACAACGCAAAACTGCAAAAAGTTGCACCCCACGGCGTCATCACCGACGTCCCGTGCGGAAGAAGCCCTCGATGGCGGCAAGTATCGACGGAAGGTCATGAAGCGAGGCGAGCCCTATCTCGAGGCTCGATGGCGCCACGCCGTCATGATTGAGTATCGACTCGACGCAGGTCTCGGCCGTCACGTTCACGCCGCCCTCGTGTAGGTAGGCCATCGCGCGCTCGCTGACAACGAGAGCATGGACGCGCGACACTCCGCCGGCAACCATGATGGCGGCGGCGCCCATCCCTACCGTCTTGGCCGCAATCCACGCGCCCCTCAGCCGTGCCGGCGCCTCGTTGAGCAGCCGGTAGAGCGTCTCGACGGCCTCGGTGTCATAGCTGTACACCTGTCCGTCGGCCTGCTCCAGTATCATTCCGGCGCCGGTCTGGTTCAACTGTCTCACGATGTTCAGTAGCTTCATGTCGCAAAGTTAATAAAAATTTGCGGAATATCCTTGTAGCTGCCTGTATTTCTTGAATTTCGGAGGGGTAAGATTTCCGCTCCGACAATTTTGCGGAAACTTTTTTGCTTATTCTACTTTTGGCTGCTTCCTATATCGTGCATCGAAATAATCGACTCTTCCCTGGTCATCTTCAACAGTGAATGATTTGTATCTATCAATCATCATCTTGATTTCGCTTTCGGAAGCAGATTCAACTATTTCAGACCATTCAATAGCACCCTCATACCATGTTGTGTAGTCAGACCATTCTATCCAATCTCCCGCTTCTCTTGAATAGAAAGTTTCCTTGGTTTGTGAGTAATTTCTGAATGAAGCATTGTCAAAATTATTGACATGATTTTGGAACCATACCTTAAACGCCGGGTCAGACGTATGTAAGCCTCTGTAATATTCCGCGTATTCTATCTTCCAAGGCCCAGTGTATTCAGGCTCCAGTTCATCATCTGAAGAGCACGCCGAGAGGATAAGCACTATGATGAGTGCCGAGATTTTTAGCAGCTTGTTCATATTTATTTCGTTGAGAGTTGTGCTTCGAGTTGTTTGTTGCGTTCCGTGAGTGCTGCGATTGTTTCGTTTTTCAGGTTGATTGTGTCCTGAAGGGTCGCGATAGTGTCAACGAGTTTGTTGATACGCTCCAGCTCTGCCGAGTTAGGTTGTTCGCTGTTGAACATCTCACCGGTTCCACGCATCAGCCATTCCGCTGATATTTGAGGGTTCATTTCTAGAATGGCCGCAACTGTTTGAAGCGACAATTCTCGCATGCCGTTAAGCTGATTGCTCAGAGTATTTTGTCTGAGTCCGCATCTGAGAGCAAACGCACGAGTGGAGGAACCCATTCGTGTGATAAGTTGCTTGATTCGTGATACCATTTGTTAAAAAATCCTAAATGAGATTATTATTTCAGTTCTACGCTTGCATATAATCTCAAATGAGATTACCTTTGCAGCATCAATCAATCAATACCACAAAGGTAGCGATTTTGATTGAGATAACAGCGACTAAACCGAAATAAAACGACAAGCTATGACAGCGAAAATCAACGGAAAAGAAATCAGCGCTCCCATTTGGGGTGGCTGTTGTCTTGCTCTCCTGGCACCGTGGAGTGAGATTAAGAAACTCGGCTTCAAGAAGCGTGACCGCTCCTTTGGCTTCATTAGGGACGCAAACGGAAGACCTATCCAAGCTCTCTACTTCTATGCAGCAAAGCATTGTTGCTCTCTCTCGGATAAACAACTTGTAGAGTGCCGCTACAAGTGGTACGTCACCACTGAGACTCTTGACGAAATCTCGGACTAATCAAAATCAGCATATATGGAAACTCATGTAGAAAAAATCAATGCAATCCTTGACGCTATCAGTCAGGACATCGCAGAACGAGAAAAGGTGGCCGACAACGCTATGCACGTCCTCGAAAAGATGAAACCCTCTGACGTGGAGTATAAGGAAGCTAATCTCCAGTTCAGTGCCAACTCATTTGTTGCCGCCTATCTCAGACACATCAAGGACACTGTAAAGGACAAGGACTATCAGAGCCTCAAACGGCTTGAACAGTGCATCCGCTTCCACCACTACCAGCAGCATACCAAAGGCGCACTTGACGACCACCGAGACATATCTCTCGGCCAAGCAACAGTAGCTGTCATCCTCGGCGGATATGTAGAGCGCTTTTTCAAGTAACCCTCCCAAGTCAAACCAATAAAACCAAATCACAATGGAATTAACAACCTCCAACCAGTACAAGGCCCTTAACGAGGCTTCTTACAACAGTCTCGCCGCCTACGCATCCACAATCCCTGCGACCGTAACCCTGCACCCCGGATTCCTCACAATCGTAATCTCCGAGAACGCCACCAAGGAAGTCGGCAAATTCATCGATGACAACGGCCTCGATTTCCGCATCAGTCAGATTGAGGTGGATGATGACAACCTCCGCGACGTGATTGACAGCGAGACCACCGACGCCAATACCCTCCGCAAAATCATCTACCAGTTGCTTGAAGAGAAGCGAGCAATGGCCGAGACTCACAAGAGCGTCCTCGATGACATCACCAAGCAGCGAGACTCCGCCAAAGAGAACCGTGATATGTACCAGAAGTGGTACTACGAGACCAAGCAGGGTGCTGACAGAGTCAAGAGTCAAGTCAAGGCGATTGCAGTGCTGGTAAACTCAATCTTCCCGGAAGATTAACCTCCGCCAAGTCAAACCAACCAATAACGGCGCTCAAGAGTGAGCAATGCCCAGGGCCAAGAGAGGCCCGGCCCCGAAAGGGGTTGCAATCGGGAGTGTAGATAATCTCAACTGGATAGAGGCTCGCAAACTAAACGAGTGGTTGCAGGTTCGAGTCCTGCCGCTCCCACCACCAAAGAAGAGTACCTTGACGTATTGGAATTTCCGCTGAGACTGCCCGGAACCCCTGACGAAAGTCCGCCGGAGAAGTCAGCGATGAGTAGTGACCGATAAAGAAGCCGCCGAGTATGCCGAGAGGCGAAAGTCACTTTGAAACGGGTCGGTGCTACGGTAAGAAAGAACCATCCGAGCTTATGCCGACAAATGACGGATGGCGGGTTGAGTCGTGTCCGCCCGTGGCAAATGGACCGGTAATAATATCAATACAATTTGAGGACCAAAGCGAGTATGGCAATCGCAATGGAAATCCCGGATATGAAGTTGGCAATTAGAGATTGAGTGCGAGCCTTTCGAGCGTCAGCCGATGAGGAATCACATATTTTTTGAAGAGTCTTAACTTGCTCTTCCAGAACGGCCACTTGACGAGCAGTCGCAATATCGGCGTTGTAGCGTGCTTCACGCTCTCGCTCACTACGCTGCTTCTCATTAATAAAGTCAAGTATCAGATGCTTTTCAATCGCACCATAATCTTTAATTCCATGTCGGCTTCTACATTCTTTCATGATTTCACTTGCTGTTGTTTCATCACAGCTTAAATGGGCTATGATGTCCTCCACCTCCCATTTTTCAGGTGGTGGAGACCCGGTTCTTAAATTTCTCATATTGTTATTTTTTGTTTGGCACCACAAAGATAGCAAAATCAGGTGATTTCTCACCCAAGAACGGTATAGCTCAGTCAGTAGAGCGTCAGGAATACTCCTGAAGGTCGTCGGAGCAAAGCCGACTACCGTTCCCAATTAATCTCAACAACAAATTATGGAGAATACAATAAGAATCGCCAGCGGAGGCGTTGCGGAAGAGTTCCGCAATTTGAAGATAGGTGAGGCCATCGCATTTCCGATGGACATCTACAATCCGAATACCGTCCGGAACACGCCAAGTGCCTCCATGCTTAACGAGCGTGCTAAATTCGGTAAAAAGTGGATAACAAGCACCGACATGGAAGATAGATGTGTCTATGTCGCAAGAGTAAAGTAGAGCCTATGGGAAGAGGTCAAATCAATGCCGTAGATCCCTCGGCTATTTTATTGGAGAATATACTCACGATAATGTCAGACTTTACATTCGGCAAGAAGGATGCCATGCACATTGTCGGAGGCGAAAAGAAGCTCACAGACCTTATCGCCGCCGGAAAGATAGAAGCCACTAAGCCGACCGAGGCGCAGAACGGCAAATGGTTCTGCAACGCAGCTCAGGTTTTGAGGCATTGTCGGAATACCAGGAAGAAAAAAAGATAACGATATATTAGCCCGAGAGGGTCGCTGTTATTAACCACATAGTGATGCCTTTGAAAACGCCCGTGAGGGCTTACAGCGTCAATCAATCAATCCCGATGGCCGGACGGGTTATTCCGGCTAATCTGGAACGGTACAACCAAGTGGCCAAGGTGACGCGGCAGACCATTGCCGCGATGCGGTAACGCTTCGCAGGTTCGACTCCTGTCCGTTCCTCCACCCAATTAGAATAATATCATTAACGCCGGATAGTCTGTGAAGATAGTCCGGTTTTTCACATGAGAGACTTGCAATCGGTGAGTGCAACCCTGGTTGAACAGGGTGTAGGCAAATAATGGCGGCCGCTGAATAACCTACAAGCAGGTTCGACTCCTGCTCTCTCAACAACATCATCAACACATCATCAAAATGGATAAACCGACATTCTCAAAGCGTGTCAGCGGTGGGACTCGCGTCTACTACATAGACACCCACAAGGACAGCAAGGGCTCTCCTTATATTGCCATATCGGAAATTCCGACCGACAAGTCGAAAGGCCCAAAGAAACGGCAGCGTATCTTCCTGCACCCTGAACACCTCGACGAGTTTCAGGAAGCGCTCAACGCCGCGATAGACAACATTAAAAATGACATTGAAAGATGATCCGCTTGTTTTACTCGGCTGGAGCTGCCCGTATTGTGGAAATCCAACTAAACTCGTTGACGACTCACAAATCTACGGGCGCTCCTATGGAACCAAGTGCTACATCTGTGAGCCGTGCGGCGCATGGGTCGGATGTCACAAGAATTCAGACAAAGCCCTCGGTCGAGTTGCCAATAAGGAACTCCGACAACTGAAGCATCAGGCACATGAGGCTTTTGACCCAATTTGGAAAGAGGGCTATCTGCCACGGACTGCGGCCTACGAGGTTTTGTCAACCGCTTTCCGATTGCCAAAGGAGCAGACTCACATCGGAATGTTCGATGAGGAGCTTTGCCGGAAGACAATAAGATTGTCAAACATAATTCTTAAATACGTCAGACAAAATGGCTAAACAAATTGAAGCAGGCAAATTTCTCGTCATCGAATGTACCGCCGGTGAACTGATGGATGCCGTCGGCTCCGACATCTGCATCTGCGACTGGTGCGATCGTCCCTGCCTCCCTTCGGACAAAGGTTGCTATATCGCCGTCCTCAATCATTGGTACTGTAAGAAGTGCTATGAAGAGTGGCTTGCCCGCGCCGAATGGTATCCCGAAGATGCCGATGTGGAGCGTAGGAATTTCAACTTCTACGCCCCTCGTCTCGGAGTCAAATGTCAGTAAATGTTAAGGTGTAAAATCTTGATAAAATGGTGTTTAATCTGTTTGCACCTCTCGTCAATCTGCCTTAACTTTACAGGTAAAATGAAATATAAGTCAAACCAATAAAACCCATTCAAAATGGAAGAAACAACTCCCAAACTCGTCTCCTACATGAGCGAGAACATCAACGAAATCAGCGCTGCTCTCTCTGCCTTTCAGGGCAGTGTCGAGCAGCCCAAACTCGAAAAAGAGGTCAAGGTCAAGACCAAGACCGGCGGTTCCTACTCATTCAAGTACGCAGACCTCTGCGCGTGTGTGAAAGCCGCCACCCCGGCTCTCAAAGCCAACGGTCTCTCCGTCTGCCAGCTCATCAGCGAGGGCAATCTCGTAACCATCCTCTCGCACAAGAGCGGCCAGTGGTTCAAGAGCGAACTGTTGCTCCCCAATCAGACATCCGACTATCAGGCTTATGGCTCCGCCATTACCTACCTGAAGCGTTACTCCTACTGCGCTATTCTCGGCATCGTGGCCGACACCGACGATGATGCCAACCTCGCCTGCGGCAATCAGGCCGAGTTCAAGGACCGAGGCCAGCACTCACAGCAACCTGCCGCAACGTTCACCGGCGCCCAACTCAAAGAGGCTCTTGAGGAACTTGGCCGATGTACCACGGCAGAGCATATCAACGCTCTGTGGCAGAAATGGAGCAAAGCAGTTCCGGCCCTCTGCACCAAAGGCACCGAGTTCTATCAGGCCGTAAGTGCGAAATCCCACTCGATCCAAAATCCTGCTAAATGAGCATAGAATTGATTAAAAGCCCGGTGGAGTTCAATGAGGAGCTCCACCGGTATGCCCTCGGCGATAAGCGACTGATGGGCATCACCGGACTCATTCATTCAGTCCTTGAATTGGGTGTCTATCCTGATGCAAGTGACTTCGTAAAGAACACCG